CCCGGTGCAAACCCTGTCTGGCGTTGGTGTTGTTCGACGTGGCATCTTGGTCGGCCAAGGCGCGCTGGTTGAAGGCGAGTTCACTAATTCCGCGTACACCGAGGCATTGGCAGGCGTAGATCGTGACGACATGATTGCAATTATCGATGGCGTTGCCCACATCACTCGCGAGCCGCTGGACGTCCTGAAACAGGTTGTTACCCAAACCTGGAGCTATATCGGCGGCTTCGTTGTCCCGTCTGATACCCTGGCCAACCCGACTACGATCCCGACCGCGAACAATAGCGCCTACAAGCGCGGTATTTTGCTGGAATCGCTGTAATCAAGGCAGGGCGGCTTAGCGGCTGCCCTGTTTTTTCTGGAGAAGACAATGCCCGAAGAATTAATTGAGCCGGCCGGATTGGTCGGAGACACCGAAGCGCAACAAGGCAAGCCGAAGCCTGCGCGCAAACCGAAAAAGTCTGAGGCAGTAGAGCAGGGTGACACAGAAAAGCGCATTGTTTTTGTGCTCCAAAAAACTCAAAGCATCGTGAATGAGTGCCGTGATTTTGTGCTGCACAAAGCCGGCGAAAAATTCGATGCAATCGACGATGCGGCAACGATTTCTGCATTAGCCCGCGCTGGCGCACCGCTCGAACAGATCGAGGAATAGTTATGGCCTTCGTCCCGTTCGTGCCCACGAGCGCCCAGCTTGTGGACGTGCGCCGATTCTGCGGGTACCCGCTTTATGGCGATGGCGCGGTCGTGTTCCCGGCCCCGTGGATCATGCGCCAGTACCTTGCATTGGAGTATCGCATGCAGCACATGAGCGTCGATGAAGGGGCGGTGCTGGTCAATACCTACCTGACTAATCTCTACACGCTGGAGTCGGCGATCCCTGGTGCAAGCGCGAACCTGGACACCGATGAGGCCGCAGTCTGGAAGCATAACAAAAACGAAGTACGCGACCGTGAGCGCCTGCTGAACCTATGGCGCCGAAAGCTGTGCAACTTCATGGGCATTCCGCCCGGGCCAAACTTTGGCGGCAATCGCGGCGCGATGGTGGTGTGATGAAAAAGGTTATCTGGTGCGATCGAGGCTGGCTGCCTGTGAGTTTCGGTTTTTGCCCAAGCGAAAAGGCATGGACGCGGGCCATGAAGTTGCTTCGCGTCGCCGGTAGCGAATACCCGGTAATGGATGGTTGCACATCAGCCTTTGATGGGCCAAATGGGCAGTTGGTTGTCATCGTTACCATTTCTGAACGGATAAGTGACAAAGACGGCGTTGGTGTGGTCGGCTTAATCGTCCATGAGGCTACACACGTCTGGCAGTTTATTTGCAGTCAGATCGGCGAGGATCGGCCCTCAAGGGAAATGGAGGCGTATGCCATGCAAGCCATCACCATGGGGTTGTTAAGAGCCTACCGAGAAAGCCGAGGCAAGTAATGGACGGCGCAACGATCAACGCGAAGGTGTGGGCTGGATATGCCAAGGCTGCCAAGATCATCGGCACGCCTTACCAGCATTTCCGCCCATCTGGCGTTAGCAACCCGCTCGACCCCGGCAATGCAATGCCTGACCTGCTGGTCAGTTTGAATGCCGACGATCCAAAGTACGCCAGGCCAAACGTCTACGGCAAGGCCACATGGTATGCCGTCGCGGACGGTAGTCAGCTCGCAGTTGGGGATTACATCGTTGGGGTCGAAGGGACGCTGTTTGTGGCAACACTGCAGCAGATGCTTCCGATCTACATGGTTGACTGTAATCGCACCATCAGCGTGCTGCGCGTATCAATGGGATCTGTGACCGAGGGCTTTATTGGTCAGGCTGGAGACACGTCAAGCACCGAAGTTGTTCTGATGGCCGGGTGGCCGGCAAGCATCCTCGAAGGTGGTGGCGGGCGAAAGAATGAGGTTGATCTGCCAACGGACTTCAGAAATCCAAGCTGGCATGTCATTTTACCGTCTGTTCATGGCGTCACACTCCGGACATCGGACATCCTGCTTGATGATCTAAGTCGGAAATACCTTATCTCAAGCGCCGAGCTCACTGACATGGGTTGGCGCATCACCGCGACACAACAGCAGGCATAGCCATGGCAGACGTTCAAGACGTACTCAATACGCTCGCCACGTATGTTGCCGGCGTGCTTTACCCGAACGGGACCGGCAGCGGAAGCATTACGGGTAATCCAATCAAGATTATGACTGGATGGCCAGTCCCAAACGTACTGCAGGCCGACTTGACGGCTGAAACCTCTCACGTAAGTGTTTTCGAATCAACTGGATCAGAGCGAAACGTGACGCGGTACGCGCCAAAAGCGCACGTCATGTCCATTGCGGCCGCAACGATCACGCTTGCAGCCTCCGGAAATACTCTGACCGTAGGCGGCGCGATGCCATCACCGTTCACGCCTGAGAATGTAGCGGCGATCATCGAAGGACAAGCTTTCATCTACCCGGTTCAGACAACTGACACGCTGACTAGCATCGCCACCGGATTGGCCGCACTAATTGCCGTGGCGTTTCCCGGAACCGTCAGTTCAGGATCGGTTATCACGCTGCCGGCCGGTATTGCCCCGTCTGCGGCGCGAGTCGGTGCGACCGGTACTGTGACGACGGAGTGGGAGCGGCAAGAACAGCTTTTCCAAGTCACTGTTTGGGCGCCCGATCCAACGACTCGAGCAACGATTGGCGCGGCGATCAAACTGGCGCTGGCGCAAATAAACTTTCTCACCATGATCGACGGCTTTGGAGCGCGCTGCCGGTACAAGTCCAGCAGGCTATCTGACGAGGTGCAGAACGCCAACATCTACCGCCGCGACCTGTTCTACACCGTCGAATACGCAACCACGGTCACCGAGCAAGTCGCCACCGTCGTGGCGGTCACAACCGAATACGAAACCGAGGACGGCACGCCGATCCTTAACCGGAGCTATTAATGGCAAACGAAACCCAGCCGGATGCGCCCGTCGCACCGCAGAAGACCCACGACCTCGTCGTCGTCCACCCGTTCGGAAGCTATCGTCGCGGCGACCAGATCACCGATGACGCAGAAATCGCCAAGGTATTGGCCAGCGACACCGCGCATCACGTCCGTAAGGTCATCCCGCGCTAATCCACGCATCCATCCAGTAACAAGCCGCCTCCGGGTGGCTTTTTTTATGGGACATCCTCATGCTTTATCAATTTGGCCAGATTAACACTGCTGGCGCACTCGCCCCTGGTGTTGACGTTCAGATCGTCGCGCCGCCCGCCGTGGTGCAGGGCGTGGCCACCAATGGCTACGGCTTGGTCGGCGTAGCGTCGTGGGGCCCCGTTAATTCCCCGCTGATCACCGGCTCGCCGCAGGCCAATGCGATGAACTGGGGAAATCAGACCGTGCGCATGCACGACTTGGCAACGGCTATCGCGGTCGCCTTCCAACTCGGCCAGAGCAACAACGTTGGTGTGCGTGTGTCGGATGGTACTGATACTGCCGCAACAACTCAGCTGCTCGACGGATCGTCGGTTAATGGCTCGACGATTACCGGCATCTATACCGGCATCCTCGGCAACAGCATGGCCGCGACGGTTGGTAATGGCACCCAGGCGAATAGCTACAAGCTAACCTTGGCGCTGCCGGGCTTCTCCGGCGAGGTGTACGACAACCTGACCCAAGGCGTGGCCTCTGGCGCCGTCACGCCGGGAACTGGGTTCACGCAGACCCCGACTGTAATCGTCAGTGCGCCGCAGAATTCCAACGGTGTTCAAGCGTCTGGCTCCGTATCGCTCAAGGCCCTCACTGCAACTAAGGCCAATGCTGGCTCAGGCTATGTGACTGGCGACACCATCACCCTATCAAACGGCGTCATCCTGACCGTCACCGCCGCGGCTGGCGCGATCACTGCCTTGGCCGTCACCAATGCCGGCAATATTGCAGGCGGCGCGGCACCGACCAATCCGGTGGCGCAGTTATCGACCTCCGGCGTTGGCGTTGGCGCGACCGTCACCCTTGTATGGGGTTTGGGAGTCTACACCCCCAGCGTAATCGGCAGCGGCTATACCAGCGCAACCGCAACCCTGAGTGGTGGCGGAGGAACTGGCGGATCAATCGCCTTAACCACCAGCGTATGGCCGAATCTGGTCAACGCGGTCAACAACGGCCAGTCCGGCGTGCGTGGGCCATCTCAAATCGCCGTGGCCTCTATCGGCACATCGACGGCTGTTCCTGCTCTGGCATCCTACACCCTGGCTGGCGGCACTGACGGCGCGGCTGGCGTGACCGACACCACGCTGATCGGTGCGAATACTTCGCCGCCGACCGGCATGTATGTCCATCAATCGACCAATGTCCAAACCCTGAACTTGGTCGATCATCAGACATCGAGCTTGTGGGGTACGATCGCCGCTTTCTGCCTGCAAAATGGCATCTTTGGCGCGGCGCAAGAGTCTCCTGCTGCGACGATTGCCACGACTGCAGCGGCACTTAACACCGCTGGCGTCGATACCTACGGGCTGAAGGCTCTGAACGGCGATTGGGCTTACTGGCAGGACACTGTCAATAACGTGCAGCGTCTGCTTGGCCCGGCAACCTTCTGGGCGCCGATGCGTGCCAACCTGGCTCCGAACCAATCGACCCTGAACAAGCCTGTCAACGGGCTCATTGGTACGATCCGCAGCATTGCAAATCAACCGTATAGCGATGCCGAATTGCTTGCCGCGCAAAACGGGCGCCTGGACATGCTCGCTAATCCGAGCGCTGGCGGTAATTATTTCAGCTTCCAGACTGATCGCAACACGTCCAGCCAGGCCGCGACCAATTCCGAGTCGTACACCACGATGACGAACTTCCTGGCGATGACGCTGGCAGCGAACTACGGCTTCGCGATTGGTAATCCACAAACCGGCGACCTTCGCAAGGATGTGACCGACTCGCTCGGCGCCTTCTTGACGGGCTTGTGGATGGTCAGTAAGTACATCGGCGACGTCAACAACCCGACTGCCGTGCCGTTCCTGGTCACCCTGAACGCCAGCAATAACCCAAACAACAACGTTTCCTTGGGCTTGATGCAAGCGCTCGTACAGGTCAAGTACGAATCCATCGTCAGGACGTTCCTGATCTCGCTGCAGGGCGGATCAAGCGTTCAAGTCACCGTCCAGTAAATCCAAACCATAAAGCCCGCCATCGCGCGGGCTTTATCTATGCCAGGAGCCAAATAAATGACGGCACCCAATAGTTTCAATACCGGGCGTGACGGTTATCAGTTGACGATCATCAGCGCAACGCTCGGAAAGATCACTTTCAACGGCATTACCTCGTTCGAAACCAAGCCGACAGTCGTCAAGCTCAAAAGCGTCGCGCTTGATGGCCGCATTCGTCACCGCACGATCCCAGATGGCCATACCGGCACCATCGAACTTGATCGTCAGGACGCTTCTTTCGATACCTATTTTGCCGGTGTCGAAGCCAATTTTTTTGCCGGATTACCGCCGGATGCAATCTTTATCACCCATACCATCCAAGAGCTCGACGGCTCGACGAGTCAGTGGCAGTACACAGACATTGCACTGACACCAGAAGACGCCGGGACGTGGAAGGGGCAAGACAAGGTGACCGAGAAGATGACGTTCGAAGCTGGCCGCAAAATTCAACTGAGCTGATCAAATGACCAATCCAAAAGTAACCGTTAAGCCCGTTCGCACGCCGACCGAACAGTTGATCGACAATTCCACGCAAGAATTCACCGCCGAGGACTCGCGCGGTCGTCAGATCACCCTGAGCAAGCCTGGCGCGCTGGCGCAGTACCGACTGGCTGAAGTGGTTGGCAACAGTTCGACCAACGTCGGCTACATGAACATGGTGCTGCCGCTGCTGTATGTCGTCTCGATTGACGGATCGCCAGTCCCGCCACCGTCAACCAAGGCCCAGCTCGAAGCACTGATAACTCGCCTCGACGAAGATGGCATCGCCGCCGTCGTAAAGGCTGTTTATGAGCGTGTGTCTGCAGCCAATCCGGAGGCCGACCGAGACGCACTAAAAAAATAGTCCAGTCAGGCCCAATCCGCGAGGCGCTATGGCTTGTGAAAAATCATATCCCGGTTGACCTGGCATTCCAGCTTGACGATATCACTCGCGCGGGCTGGTGCATCATTTTTAGCGAGATGGAAGGGCAGGAGTTCGACTTTTGCACCATGAGCTTTAAGGAGCGGTCATGAGCCGTGAGTTTTCGAGCATGGGCGCGCTTGGGCTGCATCTCGCAAAGGTGGCCGCCGGGCAAATGATCGCGGCAAAGTTGGCGCTTGATGAAGCATGTTTGGTGATTGAAGATACCGCCAAGGAAGAGATCGGGCATTACCAAAGTGAGGCTGGGATATCTCCAGCATGGGCGCAGCTTGCGGATTCGACAGAGGCAGATAAAGCACGTAAGGGATTCCCGCTAGATGCTCCGCTACTCAGGACGGGGGATATGCGGGATGCCATCACCCACGAGGTGAGCGGGCTAGAAGCTGTGGTCGGAGCAAAAGAAGAGGGTGCAGGGAAGATCCTGATTTATCACGAGTTTGGCACATCAAAAATGCCGCCAAGGCCTGTTTTATGGCCTGCGTGGTATCGAAATAAGGATCGCATCTTACGGATTGTGGCTGAAGCCATGATTTCCGAGATTATAGGCGTCCGCCCGCCAATAATTGGCAAAGGCCAAGATTAGCCAAATATCGCCGAATAAAAGATAAACAGCACAAGCGCAAGCGCCGCCCCGGCATACATCAGCACAGCAAAAGACACGCCAAATAGAGCCATTCCTTGGGCAATGTTTATTTTTGCGCGAGGCTTTTGCTTTGGTAGGCGCGGGGCTCTGTCATACGCCTGACGCCCTGGTAATTCTTCAAACGGCACATCTTCAATCTCATTTTCGCGCCATTGCAACACGCGTGGTTTTTTTGCCATGTGAATGTGCTCTGAATAGGTAAATCATTATGGCATTTGAGGCCTACTCTGTCGCCATCAAGTTATCGCTGATCAACGGCGTGACCTATGGATTGTTGTTAATCAGCAAAGGCTTGCAGGGCGCGAACGTTAGCGCGGAAGAGTTCCAAGGGAGACTTACCAAGATTGGCAAGCAGATGGCCGTTGGTGGCGCTCTTGTCGGCGCTGGTGCGGCGATCGCAGCCCCTTTTATCTTCGCCATCGACCGCGCAGCCGAGCTGCAAAAGCAGATGCTTGGCATCCAGGTCGCGGCGCGCGGCACAACCAGTCAGATGGTTGACATGCGCCATGCGATTGAAGGTGTCGCGTCTCAGACCGTTTTCAGCAATATCGACGTTGCCAAGATGGGTAAGTTGGTCGCCACCGGTACCGGGCTTGCTGCGCCGGACGTGACAAAGCTGCTCCCAGAATACGCGAAGTTCGCCGACGTGCAGTACCTGATGAAGGGGACGGATTACAACCAGTCAGTGACCGATGCCATCCGTCTGGCACACACGGCGCAGCACTACGACCCCGCTTCGCTTGGTAAATATCTGGATCTTCTGACCAAAGCATCGTTCGTCGTGCCTGGCGGCCTAAACGAAGTTGGTAACGCGCTGAAATACTCGCAGGGCATGGGCAAGACCGCGCTGGGCATCGGTGATGAGCAGATGGTATTGATGACCGCATTGCTTAATCGCTTGGGATTCGCCGGCAGCCGCGGCGGCACGAACCTGATTGCCGCCATGTCTCGCACTATCCCTGGGGTATTTGGGTCTGGGTTGCTGGCTGGCAAGAGTGGCGAAGCCCTGAAGCGCATGGGTTTCACCGACCCACAGGGTCATTCGACCATTTTCACGGACGGAAAGTTTGACACCTTCAAGTGGATGGGGCATTTGAGTGATTACGTCTCAAGGGAGTTCGCAAGTCATCCTGAGGCCATAGCGCGCCAGGACATAATGAAGAATTTTCAGTACGCCTTTGGCGTGCAGGGTTCTCGTGTTGCCTCTCTGCTGTCTAGCCCGCAAGCGATATCTCAACTCAAAATGCTTGGCCAGACATTTAGTGGCTATGGAGGCGTGGATTCAATCCAGTCGATGTTCGCCAACCAATCTGCCGAACAGAAGTACATGAACGCGAAGACCAACTTTGTATCGGCCATGACCGAGCTGGGGTACACGCTCCTGCCGTTGGCGACGGTGGCACTGACAAAGCTGAATGCCAAAATGCAAACCATGATTTCGTGGATGTCAGCGAAC